GTTGAGTATTTGTGCCATAGCCCTGATACTTACGTGTATTGTTGTCTGACCATGTAATTAAGTCACGAGCAAAACCACTTACAACATCGTCCGTAAATTTATTATATCCTCTTATGTTCTCTGGTTTCTTATCACGAAAACGTACACGGTTACCGTCAAACCATTTTCCCTGCTCAGCATAACGAGTGGACTCTCTATGGAATCCAGGGACAAAGTCTATTAAAAATAATCGTGTATCTGTTGATGCCATTATTTAATAAGTTTTGTTTCAACTTCTCCTGCTTGAGCTAAGCTTAATAGTTCGTCTTGCTGTGTTGATACTATATTTCTAAAACTTTCAACAGCACCTGCCGTATGTCTAGCAGCATTTGTTTGAGCCACCATAAGAAGGGGAAGCATTGTAACAGCACATCCCCACTCTTCTACCTCTTTTTCACCCTGTGGGTTTTTACCTGCTAGTTTTGTAAACCAAGCACAGTCTAGTTGTTTACACGGTTCAAACTTATTTATTGGGCAACCGTTTTTAACTTTTAATTCCATTAATTAGTCTTTCTCGCATACGATAAAGTTAATATATTTCACATCTAAATTAAATGCGTTATCTTGAGTAACGCTTACTATGTGACTGTGGGCGCCTTTATCTTCTAAGCTGTGTGTGTGTCCTTGATTTCCGCCAGTATCGGTGGTGGATGTGATTGTGCCACCCACGTCAGCAGGGCGAGCTAGAAACGTGCCTGCTGCGCTTCCTATATTAAACTGCTCCTTTTTCATGGTGTGAGAGTGAGAAGGCAGTTGGGCTACGGTAAGAGTGGTAGCTGATGTCAAGCCTGTCAATGTAGCGCTTTCTGTTAGTTGACCTGTGATGGAAACGGTAACGCCTGAATTAAACACAGAGTTAAACTCACTTGAACCACCTGTCTGTGCGCCGCTTACAGCAGCATTAACAATTCTAAGGGCTGCGCCATTATGCGCTGAGTCTGTAACGGCTGTCCAGCCCACAGGAGCAGTGTTGTTTTCAAAAGGGATTCTGGTTCCTGGAGCAAAACCAGAAAGCTGCATTGAGTTTGTTCCGTCAAATGCAATCAAAGAAGGAGAGTTAGGGTAAACAGTTTCAGAGGCACTGCCTGCTTTTAAAACTATAGGCTGGTCACCTGTAGTTTCGTTACCTACAAAATAAACTTTTTCTGCATTAGGAGCAACTACAGTACAAGGAGCAGTTAAGGCACCTGTAAATCTTAAGGCTAAGTTACGTGCTTGGTCAGGTGTTCCGTCATTAGCTGTAAGACTAATAGATGTTACAGCATCAACACTGACTGTTTCATAACCAGCAACAGCGTCATCTACAAGGTCGATAACATTTTGATTGAGCTTAAGCCCCCAAGTGTTAGCATTCTCGCCATCGCCCTGTTTTTCTAATCTAGTTCTAGTTGTGTATGTCGATGCCATTATTTAATCCTTCTGTTTACCTAATAAACTCTGTACCGTTTCTGTTTCGTAGATTCGGATACATACCCAAATAAGTGAAGCCAGTGCTGTAATACTAGGAAGTACCTCAAACAATGCTCCTGCTGTTACACCTAAAGCACCTATATCTAGTGCAGCTTTGTCCCCATCTTGCATCATTTTTTATTTCCCTTTTCAAAGATGTATTTAAAACTATTAAGCATTAATTTCTGTACCACCTATTATAAACGATGGAGAGCAAATAAACAAGTAGCACCAAGATTGGCGATAGTCCAAGTTGCCATAATTTAGTTTCCTTCTAGTGTTGCGACCCGTGCTTCTAGGTCTTCAATCTTGGTGATTGCTTCTTGCAGGGCTGCGGTCAAAAGCGGCACAAGTTTGGATTGGTCGATGCCTTGGGGGTCGGGAACAGAGCGAGTTGCCATAACTGCAGGGGTAATTACACTACCATCATCAGCAAGAACCTCTGGCGTAACTACATATTTTTCATTTTGCATTGCATCTTTTTCGCCAACAACTGCCTCTGGCACGACTGATGCAGCTTCGTGTGCAATAAAGCCATCAACAATAGTGTTAGCGTCAGCGATAAAATTAAATCGTGACGGCCTAAGCTGTTTAACACGCTCAATGCCATCTGTGATTCCAGTGATGTTTGCTTTTAAACGATAGTCAGATGATGTAACGTAAGAAGTCGATGTCCCACTTGTCCGAATTGAACCAACAGTCCCATTCGGGTTAATAAATGAAGCCAAGAGCTTTGTCGTGGTTGCTGTGCTGGAAAGACCTAACGCCCTACCTCCGCCGCCAATAGAAATCGAAACCTTGTGGTCGCCAGTTCCTACATTTGTTGTGGAGCCAATTAAAAGATTGCCTGAAGTATCAAGGCGCATCCGTTCAGTATCGTTACTGGAAAACCTTAAGGCAGCGTTTGCCTGATTCCCTACTGTTGCAGTGTCATCGCTGTGGTGGATAAGGTTAAGGCCAGCAGTGTCGTCGATTGTGTTTACAACTTGAATGTATTTAGTCCCAGCTGTAGTGCTGCCACCAGAAAAGCGAGCCAACAGCGCATCAGTTGATTCAACTTCAAGTGCTGCTGTAGGCGAAATCGTGCCGATGCCCACATCCCCACTACTGTCGATGCGCATAGCTTCTGAGGCACCCGAAATGTTGAATAAAAGTTCATTGAAGGCATTTGATTTTATACCAGCACGTTCTCCGCCGCCGAGCGTCTCTCTAAACGTGTAGCCACCAGCAGTTCTAGCAATACCAATATCGCCGTTTACTTCAAGGGCTGTAGCGGGACTAGTCGTGCCAATGCCGACACGATTATTTGTGCTGTCAACGTGCAGCGTGTTGGTGTCAACAGTCAAGTCGCCAGTAACAATAGCAGAAGAAAAAGAAGGACTGGCAGTAACAGCAATGGTGGCGCTGGTAGTTGTTTCGGTAACTGTAGTGCCTGCCTCAGTCATAGAAATATTAGAGCCAGCTTTAATGTTTGTTACCGTACCTGAGCCACCTGGAGCTACAGATACAAAAGTAAACACACTGTTGCCATCTGTTTGTAGAACTTGCCCATTTGAACCATCGGTAATGCCTAGCTCGGTTAAAGAAGTAGGAACAATAGCCGACACTCCTGCAATACGAGACTCAAGCGTGGCGCTTAAAGCAATAATAGCTGAGTTGCTGTTGGCAATGCTAGTGGCCATCGTTGCGCTTAAAGCTGTAATAGCAGAGTTGCTATTGCCGATGCTGGTAGCCATGGTTGCACTTAGAGCAGTAATTGCAGAGTTGCTATTAGCAATGCTTGTTGCCATAGTAGCAGACACTGCTGCAAGCTCTGCGTTAGTAGGAACTCCAGAGGTCGAGATTACACGACTGGCATTGATATTAATACCTGCTCCTGCGGTGTATGTAATAGCAGAGCTAAACTGAACAAAGGTAATGTCAGTAGTGCCAAAGGTAATTGTACCTACAGTATTACAAACATACGACTCACCTGAACCTGTAGCACCTTCACTAACAAAGAAGTAAGAACCCTCATCCAGTGTGGTTCCATCTGCACTTCCGTATGAGTCAGCATCTGTAGAACGAGTTAGCACCCAGTTTGTGCTAGGAGAACCTACGGTGGTTACAACATATACACCATTCTGTGTAGCATCTGTTTGTTCATAAATAAGAATACGGTCATCGTTGGCAACAGTTACTTGGTCAACAACAAGAATGGCCTGTGTCCCTGCATTAGTAAGCGTAGCGCCTACGCCAGATGCTCCGTTGTTATATGTAGCAGATACAACCCCAGGTTGCTCAAGACGAACAGCTTCGTGGAAGTGAATACCAGAAGCAGTTAGATTATCTACATATTGTTTGGTAGCAGCATTGAGGTCAGAAGTAGGGTTTGCGTTGAGAGTTAAGGCACCTGTAAGGGTACCGCCTGCTAATGGTAAGTGATTAGCAATACTGGTGGCCATCGTTGCGCTTAAAGCTGTAATGGCAGAGTTACTGTTTCCAATGCTTGTTGCCAGCGTTGCGCTTAAAGCTGTAATGGCAGAGTTACTGTTGCCGATGCTTGTAGCCATAGTAGAAGAGACAGCAGCAATGCGAGTCTCAAGATTTGCAGAGGTTGCAGCACTTGCTTTAGTTTCTGCAAGAACAGATACAGAGTTAATCCGAGTTTCAAGGGTTGCCGATGTTCCTGCGCTGGCATAAGTAAGAGCCTGTAGTGCAGCAATTGCAGAACTATTTGCAGCAATTGAAACATTAGCTATTGACAAGGTAGCGGAAACCGTGTTAATATTACTCGTTAACGCAGCGGAGGTAGATGCTAAAGCAGTACTAACACCTGCAATGCGAGCTTCTAAAGTAGAAGAGACATTAGCAATGCTGGTGGCCATTGTAGATGATACACCTGCAATCCTAGTTTCTAACGTAGCAGATGTTCCTACACTAGCAAAAGCACCACCTGCAATAACAGAATTAATAGATGTAATGGCATCGCTATTAACTGTAATGGCTGAGGCATTTGCAGCAATAGAAGTAGCGTTAATTTCAGTCTGGGTATTGGTAGCAGATAAGCCTGCAGATACTACATTAATATTATTTTGAAGCGATGCAGATGTATTGGCAATTGCAGTAGATACAGCAGCAAGAAGAATAGCAGCAGTAGATACAGCAACTGCAGAGGTAACTACAGGGTCACCACCTACTGTAAGAGTGCTTCCTGCATTGATATTGGTAGCACTTACTGTACCTGCACGTAATGTACTTACGCTTACATCTTGAAAGGTAAGTGTACCAGCTGTTAGTACATCAGTTGTAATATTGGTTGCAGATATCTCTACCGCAGTTAGAGCAGAAACATCTAAACCATCTATTGTAAGAGAGCCTACGGCTAACCCGCCGCCTACACTCATGGAGCCTGTTACGCCTAAAGTGCCGTTGACAACAGCTGCATTCTGAGAAAGGCTAATGGCAGAGTTTGTTCCTTCACCATCTTGCACACGTCTTAGCGTACCGTCAATGCCATCGTTTGTAGCACTGGAGTTGATGGTAAGAATATCTTTATATGTGTTAGCAATTAGCTTGCCAGTTAAATCAGTCATTATACATTATTCCAACTTATGTCTACCAACTCCCACTGGTATATTGTGGTGTGCCTTTGTGTTGCCTGGTCCCAAGTAATGCCCCTGTCAATATTAGGGTCAGGCCGTGCATTCATTACATACTGACTTTTGTCTCGCATGTCTGGCACTTTGTTCTGTGCGTGGTTAACCCTGTCATAGCTTCCATCCCAGTCAGAGGGACATACCCAGAGGTTAAAGCTATTCTTACGTAACCTACTACGTGGATAAGCAAACCCACAAATATCGCATTCAGCTTGTACATGTTTTCCTCTAGCCATTTATTATCCTATGGGTATGGTGGTAACCAAGACGATACAGGCACTGCCGAAACAAGTGACGGAACCTGTGGTCTAGGGTCTTTAACAACATAGTCATCCGTTACCCTAGCAATTCTATTTTGTGGGTGATTCTTCTGGTCAAACTTTCCTTCGTAATCTGAAGGGCAGACCATCATCCCATAACTGTTCTTCTTTAAAGTTCTTAGCTCGTATCTAAATCCGCAGATATCGCAAAGACCTAATGCTTTAGTTGCAGCCATGTCACTACCTCAGACGAGGCAAGATGTACATGCTGGCACGTTCCTTATCCTCTTCCTGCGCTCTGGCAAGCCTGTCTTCATACTCACCCTTAATCATCTGGATGCGGCCTGCATCTACACCTGGACGCTTCATTGACATAAAGTAGGCAGTGCCTGCAGTTAAGCAAGGATAGAACCTACGAGAGATGTCAGCAGTCTGAGAAGACTTGGATACATCTTGGAAATACTTTACAGTTTCAAACTTAATTGCATCTGTGCTATTCTCTGGTACAGGCCACAGGAAGACACGAGACTGGTCACGCTCTCTACGTACAGCAAACTGTGTAGGACGCCCTGTCTGCCCCTTACGAGGGACTTTGAGGTACTCTTC